ATTGGGGTGGTTAAAAGGGTTCTTCACTAAGCATGAATCCCCTAATTCTATTGCTGTTTGGGATGAACAAGCTAATAAAAAACTAAATACCCTTAAAGACTTAAGGGAGTCTCCGCAGAGTGACGGCAGGTCTTCTAAATGGAAACCTGGTATGACTGCAAGAGAGAGGCATACAGCACAACTAAATGGGCTACGTCAGCCTACTAATAAGGCATGGTTAGAGGCGCGCTTCCCTAAAGAAGGCAATCATTTAGGTTCTGCAAAAACTAACGCTCCTTTCAGCGCTAAGAACCCTTACCCTAGTAATAGTATTACACAGACTAAGCTAGACTTCCAAAAATTTGGTAGACAGCCTATGACACAGGGGCAACTATTCCCCCAACAAGATTTACAGTGGGGTAAAATTGCGGAGAAGAAGACTTCTTGGTGGAATAAAGGTAGAACAGCTACTGAAGGTACCCAAAAATGGTTGGGTAAGAAAGGACTACTAGCAGATGATTTAGCTAAGCTAACCAAAACTACTGAAGCGTTTAAAGCTAATTTAACCAAGGGTTGGAAGGCGATACAAGGATGGAGACCATTCAAGGCCTTTAGTCCTGAAATGTTAAAAACAGGGCCAACTCCTGCCGTGAGACAGGCATTTGAAAGATTAGGCCCCGCTCTAATGAAAGTATCTGTACTTTTGGAAGCGTTAAAACCGGGGGAGTTAGCGGACGGCACTCTTAAGGGCGCTAATCCTGGGTATTTATACCCTGGAGAGCAAGGTCCTAAAACGGAGGCACAGACTAGTATGGATACAATGTGGCAAGATTACGGAAGTAAACTTGACCTACTGGCTCCTACACCGGCAGAGCATTTGCTAGACCAAAACATGTCTATGATTACAGATTCCACAGGTATGAAAGTACGTATAGTAGAGGATCAAACTAAAGGGATCGAAACCCCTGATGTATTTGGGGGTAATAGCAGCAAAGGGGATGACCTGAATAATACTGGTACTATTGTAAATAGTCAGTATAGTGCTAGTCAGATAGGTAAAAATGCTATCAATACTATGGAGGATGGGGTAACTAGTAATTTAACTGCAGAGATGACAAATGTAATGGCAGGGGACAAGTTCAATACTGATAGAATGGTAATGAGCCTATCCAACCTAGGCAGACAAACGGCTGTTAGTGGGATCACTAATATGATTATAGGGTCTATATTTAATGCCGCACTAGGGTCTGCTGGAGGGTCTGGAGGGTCTGGAGGGTCTGGAGGGTCTGGGGGCACTCCTGTAAATGGAAATGCTAACCCTACTATGGCTGCTAATGGTGCCATATTTAAGGGAGGCTTTAGAGCTTTCGCTAACGGCGGAATAGTAAACAAACCTACCCTAGGATTAATTGGGGAAGGTAAGCACAATGAAGCTATAGTACCCTTGCCTGACGGTAAGTCAATTCCTGTAACAGGGGGAGGCAGCACTAATAACAATAACTTTACCATTAATGTAACCGTTGATAGTGAGGGGGGAAGTAAGTCTGATGTAGAGAAAACCGGCGGAGGAGATACTAAACAGGCTGAGCAGTTAGGTTCTATGATGACTCATGCAATACAACAAGAACTAGTTAAACAACAACGTCCAGGAGGGCTACTTAGCGAATACTAATTATGGCAAACTTTAACACAGAAGTAAATATTAACCCCGATAGAGGGCAGAAACTAGACTCCAAGCCTAAAATACTACAAGCATCTTATGGGGACGGGTACGAACAGAGGGTTGGGCAGGGGATCAATAATATTTTAGAGACCTGGGACCTAAGATGGAAGAACAGAACCTTAGTAGAAGCTAATAAGATAGTGAAGTTTTTTGAGGATCAGGGAGGGGTAACTGCATTTGACTGGTACCCTACAGGGTACGATATAGCTAGTACTACTACTAGTGCGGCTACAAAAAAACTTGTAGATACTACTCAATATTTTACTAGTAAGTACTTAAATACTACGGTTACTGACTCAGGAGGTACTACCGCCGTAGTCACCGCAGTAGATAGTGGTACACAGTTATCTTTAGCTACCGATATTATGTCAAGTGGAGAAACGTATACTATTTACCCTTATAAGAAGTACGTCGCAGAAAAGTGGAGTACTCAAAATGAGGTTACTGGGGTAGTTTCGGTAACTGCAACATTTAGACAAGTAATGGAGCCATAAATGTCAAATAAAATAACTCAGGATATACACGGATTTGAGCCTGGAGACCTTATAACTTTATATGAGTTAGATATGTCTACAGGTACTGCCCCCTCGACCCAACCTATATTTAGGTGGCACTCAGGGCAAAATGAAAATATGCAGGAAATTGTGTGGCAGGGGAATAAGTATTCAGCTCTACCTGTTGATGCAGACGGATTCGAATTTAGCGCTAAAGGCGCATTGCCTAGACCTACCCTAACTGTAGCAAATATAACTTCACTATTAGCTGCTGTTATAAGTAGCTATGATGATTTAATAGGAGCAAAAGTTACTCGTAAAAAAACGTTTGCTAAGTATATAGACTCGTATTGTTATACGGACGGGTACCCTGTAGGAGGAGTGTGTACAGGGGAGTCGGGTAGCGACCCGAGTCTTAGTAAGAGCGATTGTTTAGACGCCAATAAAAATGGGTCTGTAGGTACATGGACCACGTATACTCAGACTACTTGCGAAGCAGCATCGGGCCCAGGTATCTGGTACGCTAGCGCTTTAGCAGACGATACTGCACATTTTGCGAACGAGATATGGTATGTAGATAGAAAAGCAGCAGAAACCCGTACCCATGTACAATTTGAACTAACTGCAGCATACGATGTACAAGGAATTAAACTACCTTCTAGAGTAGTGGTTGCTAATTCGTGCCCTTGGGTGTACAAGGGTGTTGAATGTGGGTACGCAGGATCAAGTTATTGGGATACTGATAATAATACTGTAGCAAGCTCCTCTGATGATGTATGTTCTAAAACATTTACCTCTTGCGAGCTTAGGTTTCCTGAGTCTGTAGAAAGCCCTTTTGGTGGGTTCCCTGGAGCAGGTATCAAAATGGGAATGGTACGATGAATGAGAAGTCCTTACAGGACTTTACAGAACACACAAAAATTGAGTACCCTAAAGAAGCCTGTGGCTTTATTATTGGGGTAGGTAAAAAAGAGAGGTATTTTCCCGCTAATAATATAGCAGAGAATCCCGAAGAGCATTTCATAATAGATCCTATAAGTTATGCAGATGCGGAGGATACTGGTAGTATTATTGCAATCTGTCACTCTCATCCAAATGAAGGGTGCGAGCCGTCAGAAGCAGACAAAGTATCTTGTGAAGGCACCAAAAAACCTTGGCATATTTTAAGTTGGCCAGGTAACAGATTATACAGCTGGGCCCCTTCTGGGTACGAGGCCCCTATTATAGGCAGGCAGTTCAGTTACGGGACATTAGATTGCTGCACGCTGCTTAGAGACTATTATAAAAAAGAGCTAAATATCGATTTTGATTGCCATAGTGGGCAAGATGGTTGGTGGGACAAAGGAGAGAATCGATATTTAGAAAACTATAAAGAGCAAGGGTTTATACAAATAAAAGACGAGTCTGACATACGAAAATATGATATATTTTTAATAAAATTAGTCTCCCCTGTACCAAACCATGCCGCAGTTTTCATAGGGAACGATAAAATTTTACACCACGTACACGGTAGACTTTCTAATAGAGAGATTTACGGAGGGTACTGGAGGAAGTATACTACGCATCATCTAAGGCACAAATCATTATGTTAAAGACAATTAAGTTATATGGAGAACTAGCAGATAGATGCGGAAAAGTATGGACCCTAGATATAAATTCCCCTGCAGAAGCTATTAAAGCGTTATGCGTAAATAATGAAGGGCTTAAGCAGTTCCTACTGCACTCCCAAGATAGGGGGGTAGGATACCAAGTAGTAGTAGGAAAAAGTTATATACAAAACTCTAAGGAGATCGCTATACCGTCCGGGAGGTCAGAGATCAAGATAATACCTGTAGTATTGGGGTCTAAGTCAAAGTTAGGCAAAATACTGATAGGGGCTGTTATGATATACTTAGCTTACCAATATGGGTACACAGAGGGGGTGGGGTTCTCCTTCTTAGGGCAAGTGGCCATGAATATAGGTGTATCCTTAGTGATGTCCGGAGTAGCAGAGCTACTAGCCCCTAAACCTAAGCCACCTAGAGATGCGGACAATAAAGTAGGGCACAATTTTAGTGGGCCAACTAATACAGTTAAACAAGGGATAGCAATTCCAGTATGTTATGGGCAATTAATAATCGGGGGTGCTGTAATAAGCAGTGGTATTGCTGTTGAAGATACGGATGGTACTTAGTTATGTTGCGGAAGATAAAGTTATACGGGGAACTAGCAGAGAAGTACGGTAAAGAATGGGAGTTTGATATAGAAACCCCTGGAGAGGCTATTAAAGCTTTGTGCGCTAATAACCCAGGGTTCAAGCAATTTATGGCAGAATCAGACTCTAGGAATACAGGATATCAAGTGGTGGTGGGGGAGACCTACATAGAGGACCCTACAGAGCTGAATATGCGTACCAGCAAAGATACTATTAAGATAATACCCACTATTTTAGGTTCGAAAAGTGCTTGGGGTAGAATAATTATAGGAGTTATTATAATAATAGTAACTTGTTTATACGCAGGCTGTTCTGGCGTTGGCGGAGCCGTATCAATAATGCAGGGAGCAGCAGGGTGGGGGGCAGCTATAGCTATGACAATCGGTGTTAATTTAGTAGTAAGTGGAGTAACCGAGTTAATTGTAGGAGTTCCTAAACGCCCTGAAGCAGAGTACGCTGATAATAATAACGGGTTCGGGTTTAGTGGGTCAACAAATACAGTTAAACAAGGGATAGCAATTCCAGTATGTTATGGGCAATTAATGGTAGGAGGAGCGGTAATAAGCGCTTCAATACTGAATGAAGACTATGTACAATAAGGACAATATATTATGAATGAAAATAACTGGATATCAGGCTCAGGAGGAGGATGCTTTGAAGGGGGAACTTTAGTAAGTACTCAAGGCTCTTGTATTCGTATAGATGAATTAAAAGTGGGGGACGAGGTACTTAGCTTTAACGATGTGGGCGAGATACGTACTTCTAAAGTTCTTAAAGTGCACAAGCATGAGAACCTGCCTATAACTAGATACACTTACTGGGGGGGCCGATACATAGATGCTACTCCTAATCACTGGGTATTAAATCAATTTAACGCTTTTGTAGAAATAAGACACCTAGGGACGGACGATTGTTTAGTAGATGAGAATAATCATTTACGTCCTATTATAGAAGTGAAGGAGTTAGGGGCTTCTTCCGTGTATAACTTAACCGTCGAAGATAACCATACATTTATAGCAGGCAATATTAGAGTACATAATGCAGGTCTTGGAACAGGCAATATCGCAGGTTCTGGAGGAGGAGGAAAGGGGGGTGGGGGAGCTCCTTCAGAGGATGATAATACTTTATTCTCAGAGGCAACTGCTAGGATAGTGGACTTAGTTTCTGAGGGAGAGATAGGGGGTCTATTAGAGGGTACCAGTTCTATTTTCCTAAACGAAACCCCTTTGGTAGATGCAGCAGGGGGAAGTAACTTTGATAATGTTACATATGTTACTAGAGTAGGTACTAACTCGCAGTCCTATATACCAGGGTTTTCAGGTGCGGAGACCGAGAGGATTGTTAACGAAGAAGTAAAAAAAGGTAGCCCCGGGCCCGTTATAAAAACAGTATACGGAAGCACATTAGATGCTTTACGAGTTACTATGTATGTACCTAGACTAACCTTTCAGGACACCGAAGGTAGCTTACACGGGTCCAGTGTCTCTTTCGAAATATACCTAGAGAAGGATAATAATGGCAGTTGGACTAAACTAGTGGATGGGGAATTGGAAGGGAAAACTACCTCAAAGTACGAAAGATCGTATAGGATGGATATACCTACTGCCTGGAAAAGCTCGGGGTTTACACAAATAGCTATAAAAGTGGTACGACTTACCTCGGACGCTGCGGATGCCCAAACCAGTAATTCCCTGTATTTCGGAACATACGCAATAGTTATCGATAATAAATTAAGATACCCCAATAGTGCTTTGATTGCTATAGAGGTCAATGCCCGACAGTTTACTAGCATCCCTAATAGGGGCTACGAAATAAAAGGGGTAAAGATAAAAGTGCCTAGTAACTACACCCCCTACGATCCAGGGCACTGTAATTTATCAGGGTATAGACGAAAGGATAGGTGTGAGCAAGCGGGAGGAGTCTGGTCAGGTACAGCAATAGGAGATAATCTATACTCCGGATCTTGGGATGGTACCTTTGATACAGAATGGACAAATAACCCAGCTTGGGTACT